ACAGTAACAACACTTGAGCCTATCGTCGATGGGTTCATCATAGGAAGCACAGAACGCGGTATAATTGGCGTGAGTGCAATGACTTACTAGGAGATATAAATGGCAGCAGGACAAGGTTTTATTGAGTTTTCGACAGGAGACATCTTAACGGCTGCTGCCGCAAACGGCTATTTAGCCTCTCAGGTTGTCATGGTATTCGCTGACGCAGCAGCTCGAACAACTGCAATTGCTAGCCCACAAGAAGGAATGTTTTCATACCTCAAAGATACAAATGCCACCCAGTATTATTCAGGCTCGGCTTGGGTAACCATTGGTGGAGCAAGCACTAGCGGTTTAACAAAAATTCAAACTGGCACATTTACTTCAAGTTCTGCAGTTAATGTTAATTCAGTGTTTAGCGCAACGTATAAAAATTATATGTTTGTAGCTGAGGTAACTAACTCAAGCAACGATAACGATGTTCGCCTAAGATTACGATCTTCAGGAACAGATGCCACAACTAATTATTCTATTTTGGGAGCAATTTCAGCGGGGGCAAGCGTAAGCGCAGATAACTCGACAGGCAGCTTCCCAGTAATTAGAGCTGGCGGCACAACAATGGGATTCGGTGACGCAATAATTTTTAGCCCATTTGCGGCAAGTTATACAGGCTGGACTTCAACATCGATTGGTGCTGCTGGTTATTGGGCAAGCCAGAGTGGCAGACATACAGCAAACACTTCTTATGACGGATTTTCTTTGATTCCAAGTTCAGGAACAATTACTGGCACATATACTCTTTACGGATTGGCGGCGTAACATGGCAAAAATCTACATTACTGAAGATGGTAATCGCGTTGAAGCAACTGGTGAAGTTCTACAACAGATTCTCGACACTCAGGCAGAATTCGAAAATATGCGAATTGCTAAAGAGGCTGAAGAAGCGGCTAAGGCAGAGGCCAAGGCTGCTCTCTTGGCTCGCCTAGGTATTACAGCTGAGGAAGCTGCTCTGCTCTTGTCATGACCCCCAAGTTATGCAAAGCCGGTCAGCAGTTAAGGCTTCAAGTCGATGATTCTTACCCAGACAGAGATAGAACCTCTGACGGGTGGATTGGGAACTTGGCTCACCAAAATACTAAGTCGGATCATAATCCAGATAAGGCTTATGGAAATGTTGTCCGAGCAATTGACCTTGACCGAGATTTATCTGGTAAAGCAAAGCCAGACCTCATGCCTTATCTTGCTGATGAAATTCGAAGATTCGCAAAGAAGGATAAGTCAAAGCGAGTGGCCTACATCATTTTCAATGGCAGAATCGCATCGTCTCGCATGGGCTGGCGCTGGAGAACTTACAAAGGATCTTCACCGCATACTGCGCATTGCCATATCTCTTTCACTAAGAAGGGCGATGCAGATGGCTCGTTCTTTAATATCCCAATGATAGGTGGCACCGTATGAACATGAAGAACCCAGCAATCCTTACAGCAGGTGCGTTCCTAGCTGCATGGGGAGCATCTAACTTTGCACTCGATTATCGTTCAGTTCTCTGGGCGGTATTAGCAGGCGTGTTCGGATACGCAACTCCTAAAAAATGAGCGCAGTTGACCTCGCAGCTTGGGCTGTAGGAGTAGTTACAGTCCTTGGTGGCGTGGCAACTTACACGCAGTTCATGATTAAGCATTACTTGACAGAACTTAAGCCCAATGGCGGCTCAAGCATTAAGGATCAAGTCAATAGATTAGAAACGCGTGTCGATACAATCATCGAGATGTTAGGTAAGTAACACTTATCCTATGGCAAGGAAACGACCAGTCATAGACTTAGATACTTACAGCAAACTCGATGCTTATTGCATTGCTATGAATGAGTATTACAAGTCATTACGCAGAGCAGGATTCACAGAGACTCATGCCTTCTGGCTGCTCTCAGATCGTGAAACCTTCCCGGACTGGATAATTCCTGACCTACCCAACCGGATAGACAATATCCCATACGAGGATGATGACGAGGACTAATGACAGTCAAAAGAATTGCTTGGATTTCAGATATTCAAGCCCCGTTCTTTCATGAAGCAGCAGTCAAAAATCTAGGCAAGTTCTTAAAGGTCTACAAGCCTCACCAAACCATCTGTATCGGTGATGAAATTGACCTGCCTCAGCTTGGTGGCTTCGCGCAACCTTGGCAAGAGGTAGAAGGCAACATCGATGAGGATCGTAAACTTACTTTAGAGATTCTTGAATATCTGGGTGTCACCGATGTAGTCGGGTCTAACCACGGCGCTCGAGTTTATAAATCTCTATCTCGCAGGCTACCGGCATTTATGAATCTTCCAGAGCTGCGTTATGACAAGTTTATGGGTTATGACAAGGCCGGGATTAAGTACCATCCCAATGGCTTCGACTTTGCTCCAGGCTGGCACACCTGCCATGGAGATGCCTTCCCGCTATCTAATAAGCCCGGTCAAACGGCCTTGAATGGCGCTATGCGCATGGGTAAGTCCATCGTCTCGGGGCATACGCATAGACTGGGTTTATCTGCTCATTCTGAGGCTTCTGGGGGGCGCTACGGGCGTATTGTATGGGGAGTCGAGGTTGGCAACCTAGTAGACCTCTCAAGCCCTGGAATGGGCTATACAAAGGGTTATGCCAACTGGCAGATGGGATTCGTAGTCGGCACCTTACATAACAGGCGATTCACCCCAGAACTTATCCCAATTGACCATAAAGATGGCTCGTTCATTTATCAGGGCAAGCGTTATGGATGACCTTTATGTCGACATTAAACGCACCATTGATGACCAAGTAGACTCGACAGAATTGTTACCGTTTCGTTATTAAAATCTTGTCGATGTAGAGCTGCCACTAGGGTAACTTTCTCTTAGTGCCGAAATACGGCGCGAAGGGAGCAAGATGATTACTAACCACGATCACATAGTTTTACTATCGATGCTAATTGGTTCACTTCCGGGGTTTCTCATCGGATATGCCAAAGGCCATGAACACGGCAAGATTCAAGGCAAGATAAATGCCCGCCGTCTAATTAAGGCACAGACTCAGCACCAGGTAAATCGATGAACGCCCGTGATTACCTTAACGAGGCGAGAGCTACTATCCAAGACCGTGGAGCTGACTATGGTCACCCAAGTGACAATATGCAGCGCACCGCATCCTTATGGAGCGCATACCTCGAAATGCCAGTTAACGATTACCAAGTCGCAATGTGTATGGCATTGGTCAAAATCGCACGATCAATGGAAACGGCAAAGACTGATACCTATGTAGATTTAGTTGCATATACCAGCTTGGCTGCACAATTACACACCGAGGAGAATGAACTATATGTTTAATTTAGATGATTACGAAACAGTCGAAGAGCGACTTGTTAAATACTGGAAGGATCACCCAGATGGTCAGATTCATACGAAGTTGCTGGATTCAACTGCTTCTCGCTTTATCGTTGAAGCTAGTATCTATAGAACTGAAGCAGACTCTAGGCCTTGGACAACTGGCCTTGCTGAGGAAACAGTCCAGGGTCGCGGAGTTAATGCTACTTCTGCCCTTGAAAATTGCGAGACAAGTGCGATTGGTCGCGCACTCGCGAATGCAGGCTACGCTACTAAAGGAAAAAGAGCGTCTCGCGAAGAAATGTCTAAAGTTGCTGCAAGCCAAGAAGTAAAGGCTAAGGTTGCAGAGGTAAAGGCTAAGATGGCTGATACATCGAAGGAGTATGTTCCAGTACCAAAGGAGAGTGATCCATGGAGTCAGTCATTCGCAGCACCGGTTCAGACATTGGAGACAGCCGTAGAGATGGTGAAGGATGTCCTTGGTGGCACTCCAGTCGACGAGAGCTGTATTCATGGTGCGCGTGTTTGGAAGACCGGAACCTCTAAGGCTGGTAAACCTTGGGGTCATTGGAAGTGCATGGCTCAGATTCTAGGAGATGCAGAGCGTTGCGAGCCTATCTGGTATGAAATTGATAAAGAGACCGGACAATGGAAGCCACAGGTTAAACGCTGATGGGATACATACAGTTTCTTAATCAAGATGGCGAATGGGAAGAATTCCCTAATGAAGAGCAGAGAGCCAATTTAAGGGCTAATGCTGAACTGCTCGAGGAACTCGGTTACAAGCTTATATGCCAGTTATGTAATAAGTTTCCTACTAGATCGCAGATACGCACTAGATACTTACTTCATGAGTGGACTTGCGAGGACTGCCACACAGTCAATTCGGCAGGCAAGGCATGAGACATAAATATAACTTTCAATCATCTTGGGGATATACCAACTGTTCAATCTGTGATGCAGATCGATTATGTAATGAGTATCTTCGAGATGATGGATTAGTGGTCT